AGCAACGATGTTGCCGCACCCGCTCCAGGCTCGTTGAACATTGGGCGGCCTTGCGCATCGACGACGCCACGGAATAATTGTTTGTTGGACTTGATACTTGTAAATCCGTTCGGATCTCCATCATCATCCTCAACCAGTCCAAGCAGTTGGTTAAGCTCCGTATACAAGCCCTTGCCAGTGCTATCTAGGGCAATTTTGTTGCCGCTTGCCTCAATGTCCGCCCAAATGGACTGACCCGTAAGATAAGGACTGTTAACGCCCCACAGCGCAGCTTGGTCAAACTTGTTAGCGAACGCCTCTGCAATGTGAGGTTTGATTTCCTCGAAAAATTGGGCCGCTGTGTACTTTTGGAACTCTTTCGTCACTGGGATGATAACGCCCAGCTTCTTAGATTGCATCTTAGCAGTCAACCATGTTGCTTTAGAAGTTTCGATGCGCTCACCTTCACCCACCCAATAGGCGCCGATACCATCAGCCATATAGGTGAATTGCTTTTCCGGCTTGGTCATTTCCTCGTACTTTGCAAGCTGCATCACCGCAGATCCCTGCATAGTGTTTTTCAAAATGAGCGTCCCTACCTCGTAGGGGATTACTCCTGTTTTTGCCGTACTCATGAGTACATTCGGCGGTGTGAACGTTGGTGCCATTGTTTTATTCCTCCTTAGTTTGCGCGTAAGTTAGCGCTGTGGGCCATCTGTGCAAGGGATTCGCCTGTTGTATTTGTTCCGCCAGTATCGCCGCCAGGCGTAGGCGTGTAGCCGCTGCCCTGGAATCTAGCATCTACTTGGCTTTGGATATAACTGTTCATCTCTGCTTCAAACTCTGTAAGGTTTGCGGTGGTGGTGTCTTCATCCTCACCCAAAAACCTCTCGACAAATTTAGTCGGCAATTTCTTTTCGCTCGCTACCTGGAGGGCTTTGTTTAAAAGCGCTTGGCGCTTCTCTCCGGCTTCTTTCTCCGCAAGCTGGTGTTTCAGCTTGTTAATCTCTTTCATTTCCGGCGTTTCGTCGGGATAAAGCTCTTTAACCTTGGCATCTACAAGCCCCTCCAGGTTTTTCCCCTTCCAGGTTTCCAGAGCCTTGTTAAAGTGTGTATCACGTTCTTTGTCCAGGAAAGACCGTCCTTCCAGCGTGCTGGATAGAAACCCTTTCACTGTATCAATGTTGAGTGTGCCCAGCCCTTGGACGAATGCCGCAACATCAGGGTTGCTTTCATTCTCTTTAAGCCACGCTTTAATAGCTTCTAAATCCATTGCGTTAACCTCCTGTGAGCCAAGACACGCCTAAGCCCATCTCACCTCGTTTTACGACACCATTCGACTCCAAATGTCGAAGTTTGTTAAATGTTGCCGTTTCGATAATCATTATATGGGTTTCTTGCCATTCTAGCAATCAGTATTACGAGACTTGCGGCGGATTTCGCCGTTTTTCTTCCTGCCATTTGTCGAATGTCGTTCTAACGTACTCCGTGTCGTCCGGTGCGGTTATATCCTCAATCTCATAGGTGAGGAAGCAACGGCAATTGATATCCTCTGCCGGATGCCCCATTTGACCAGGCCCAGGCCCCCGACCTTTCGTGCCTTGGAAGTCCTCTTTGACAGGTATCTTCTTACCGTTTAGCTTGCGGTGGTCTGCCTGGTCTTTGGGACGATGCCTTACGCGTTCGTCCTGGCTGCTATTCCACTCCTTGAGCATCCTCACACCCTGGCTGTCTGCGTACTCTGCTGACTCGCGTTTTGCCGTCTCCATAACCCTGTGTGTCTCTGTGCGTATCACACGCTGGGCCTTGACTGCATCGCCTCCCAGCACAGGCTTGATCCTGTCCGTCATAGTCCGGTAGCTGCTGCCCTGGCTCAAGCCCTGCACAATCTCATTGCGTATGTTGGCTGTGACTTCCTTCCGGTTCCGCTCCAGCCTTTGCGGTAACGTTAGCTTGTCTATGGGGATGGCAATAGCTGCCGCAATCTGCTCGCTACTCGCAAGGGTATAACCTACAGACGTAGCCGCAGCAGCTTCAATCGAGTAGGCCGTTAGGTTATAACTCTCTGCATAGCTGAAACCTAGCGTGTCGTAAATTGTTTGCTGTAAATCCTGATAGTTTCGGCCCAATATGAAGTCTATCTGTTGGAAAAGTTGATTGAGCCTGTCGAATCTAGCCATTTCCAGTAGATTCAAAATACCGTCTACCTCATACTGCTGATAGACCAAGCTCAACTGTGCCCGTATCTCATTCAGAGCCAAGGCGAAGCGGCGGGCTATGGCTCTTTCATCCTTCTCCACACGCTGCCCAATGGATCGGTTAAGCGTCTCTGTGGATTTCTCCAGGTAATCAGGCATTAGGCCCCGTCCGTATCCGCTGCTGGCGTACCGTCTGTACTACCGGATGCCGCTGTTTCCTCCGGTCCATCCGTTCCGCCTGTAATCGTAGGATCATCCAAATCTATAGGGCCACCCTGCTTTTCCTCGTCAATCTGGCGCAATTCCTCGTCCACATCAGGAACAAGGGATTTAAGCGCCTTGAGCGTCGTCCTACGGCTGGTTATGCCTAATGTAGCCGCTGCTGTTTGCGCCTCGTCCAGCGTGTTAACCGGAATGTTGCGGGTGTACTTAAATTCCAGGGCTGTGTAATCAAAGTTTGGCACCGCACGCCTACGCCACGCGCTCCCCAGGACCTTGAATAGATACATCATTGCTGCCTGGTGTTTTCGTTCCATCGGTTTGGCCTTTGATTCCAACATGAACAGCTTGAAACGCATTGCCGGACCTGTGATATCCCCACCAAATGCGGCATCAGAGAAGTTAACATGTTTAGCGAATCGCACTATATTGGCTTCTAGTCGGTCCAAGTGTGAATCCAGGGCCGCGTTATTAATTTGCTTAGTCAGGAATTCGATTTTATTAGGGCTGTCTTCCTTGGACGTAGCAGATACGTATAGCGCCCCCGTTTGAATCATGTCGTCAATCAGTTCTTGTGTAGGCCGAACGCCATAGAACAGCATGTAGGCAAGGCGGAATTGTTCTATCTCACTGTTGTAGTCGGACATCGTACGATCATAAGCGTCGATAATGCTAAACACTGGCTCGCCATCACCTCTAAGCTCCGCATTGTTCGGCACCCCCAGCATCGGGCAAAAATCAAACATCGTGTCCCTGCTTTCTTCCTCCACGCGGGCAAACGCACCGCCTTGACTGCCGATGAACACATGCATGCGCTTTTTGTCATAGCATTCAATGCGTGTTTTCTTGTCATAAGTCTGGAAGAAGCGTATTGCATATGCTGGCTCGGATATCTCCGTTTCCGTGATAATGCAGCATTCCCACGGGTTCATTCTCATAACACGTTCGATTCCATCAGGATCTATATACGCTAAGAGAACGTCATAACCGCAGATAGCAGCAAACTTCCCTACCTCACTGTTGAGGTCGTCAAAGTTATTGACCTTACGGAATCTATCAATTACCTTTTTCATTTCTTCGTGGTTGGGTACGTCCTTATCCACGCTAATATCTACAGGAACGCCAAACATGTAGCCTGTCTTAGTGTCCACAATCTCACCGAACCAGTCATTTGCCAGACGGTTATTGACCTTGCTCGACGTTTCCGGTAGCTGGCGACTGTAAATAGGCACGCCGTCCTGTTCTGTCTTATACCTCTTGTAGTCCAGCAGCATCTTGACCTGTCTGCGCTTATGGTCGTTTATGATCTTCCCAATGATTTCAGGAGTAAACCCCTGTGCGTCTATCATCTTCACATACTTGTCATACATCGCCTTTCAATCCCCCTATTTTGCCGATCGGCTTACGCGGTCGGTCTAAGTCGTCCAGATCCCTCTCAAAACGTAGGTCCGGCCTCTTGAGGCTGCTTTTCTTAGGCACCCAAATATAGCCCACGGCAATATTATCTTTGTCATACTGAATTAACTTCTCATTTCCCAGGCTCGTGTAATACTCGTCTTCCGTCATTGCCTTCCCCCCTATGCCATCAGCCACATAATCAAAGAGAACATGCCCCAACCAACCAGCCCGCCCACAACAGCAGCGCCAACGCCAGCGATAATGAATAACATGTCCAACCCTTCCCCTATCCCTTTCATACGCTCACCCCTCTTGCGCTATCAAGCACGCGCATAATGTCAAAAACCTTAGCTCCCCATCGCTTTTGGTACATAGCTGCAAACTCATGATCCGTTAG